CCATAAACAGGAACGATAGGAATATATTTACCTGCCCATTCGCCTTCTTCTAATACTTCCATAGCAGTTAATTTGCATACTTTAATCTTCTTCTCAAAAGAATCACGAGATTCAACAATAGTAATGCCTGCTGCGTCTAATACTTCTTGCGGAGGTAAGTCACTTGATTTAACGCTTGAACCGTCTGATAGTAAGTGAACTTTTATAGCTTTTCGTTCTGTGTAAAAGTATTCAGCTAATCTAATATCCTCTTTCATAACCCATTCAGGATTAGTGTCACCTGTTCCTCGCATTGTGAAACCTTGTTCAGTTTCAGCGTTAGGATACATTTTCTTAAAGTTTTCTTTGGATATGACTGTAGTAATTAAAACTGTTTCTGCATCTGAACCGTCAGGCATAACAGAGTTAGGATCAAAGTAAACGGTAAAAGGATTGTCAATAGCTTTAATGTAGATTTCTTGGTCGAATGAATCGTCACGCACATAATCTGTAGTAATACGCCAATAACCCCAACCCATTCTAACGGCAAAGTCACCAGCTTTGTCATAAGCTTGGTCTGCATCGGAATGATTCTCAATGTGTCGGCATATACCTTGTAAGATTTGTGCCATTCTTGCATCTGATTGGTTATTCATGCCATGCACTTTGATGCGTGGTCTTTGTTGTCGCATTTGATTGGTTAATTGACGGCAGTAAGCGTCAACTTTGTTTACTGTTAGACATGGGCGAGCTTCTAATACTCGGCTGTTTTGGATTTCAACAGGCCATTGATCGCCTGCTGCAAACTTTAAATCTTCTAACGCTTCTGATCTATTCATTTGGTCTGCTTCATTAGCAAACTGTAAGAATTTAATCGCATTNGCTATGCGTGGGTCATTGTCACTTTGTTGTATGCTATCGTCTGCCATGTTTTATCCCATCCAGCTTGCGCCAGGACTATAAGTTAATTTTTGAGCTTTACGTTCTTTTTTGTCTTGGATCATTAAACCTATATAGCGAAATGCGTCAGCGCCATGAGAATATACATCATGGAGTGGATTTCTACTAAANTGACCTGTGTCAACATCTACTTCATATCGGTAATGACGTAAGCATTGTAACCCATCCGCACAATTTTCTCTATCGAAATAGCAACTATTGAATATAGTTCGTGCAGCGTTTATAGAATCAACAACAGGAACTCTCGGTAAAATGTTTGTTTTAAACCCTGCTGCTCTTACTATGTCATTAATAGAACGGCCATTAGACGCAATATTTTTGCTCTCGGCATCATGTGGTAGGTGTAGTGTATCGTATAAGTAGCCTAGTTTTTGCATTTCTTGTAAGTAATGAGTGATAGTCTTTTGCGTATCTTGCATATATTTAATGAGCCTTGTTTCCATGCCTATAAATTGCACAAACCAAATAGCTGTGTGATCTGCCCATCCTAAGTCAAATACTGCGTGAACAGGTTTGGTTGCATCATAAGGGACTCGTGTGATCCTTCCTTGCAATTCTGCCATATTCATTTCATTAGCAAAGATAGCGCCATCAACGGTGAGTCGGCATAAACCTTCCCATACATTATTGTAAGCCTGTAAATCTCTGCCCTTTAATGAATCTTTTTCAAGTCTTAATGTTTCAGGAAACCAAGGATTATCTGACCAATTAATTCTTTGCACTACAGATTTTTCAGGTGGGTTTAAAATAAATCTAACGTAGGTTTCATCTGACTCAAGCTCAGGATTAAAGGTCACCCAAATTTCTGACTTTTCTTTACGGATAGTCGGTATTAATATATTCCAGCTAGTTTTGGAAACAGTTTGTGCCTCCTCTACCCAGCACACATCTATACCCTCAAACGATTTGACATTCGCTATGTTGTTCTTTAAACCTACAAAGGCAAACTCTGTGCCGTTTAGCCCTTTAATTGTAGCTTGAGTGACTTCATAAAATGATTCTAGTCCCATTTCTATGATTTGATCTGATAGAAGTTTATGCACAGAATCTTTCATAGAGGTCATAAACTCTCTAGCGCAAAGTATGCGTGTAGGCGTTCTAGCGCCTTTTATGAGTAAAGCTCTTGCGACACCCCAAGATTTTGCACCGCCTCTGCCTCCGTAGAGGATGCGATAACGTGATTCTTTTGGTTCAAATAGACATTCAAGCTTTGCAGGGAATTGAACCTTCCCTATAGCTTCATTTAATTGTTGGTCATTCACTAGGTTTTACAAAAGTTACTTCTATCCCTGTCAATAACGGACTACCATCTGCGCCACTAATCTCTTGGAATTGAACAGCTTTGCCATCCAAGCGATCAACTACCTCTTTAACCGCCCATGGCTCACGAGCAACTGCTGCTTCAACTAAGCCTTCAACGATTGAAGGAAGCTTGTCAGGGTTCTGAACAATGTGCTTGCGTAAGGCATCATAGAACAATTTAGCCTTAACTCCATTTTGATTTCCGAAAGGTGCGCCTGCCATAATTGGGTCAATAATTAACTAATTGATTAAATTATATTATACCTGTGGTTCTTCAGGCAATGGATCAGCTTTAGCAGTATCCTCAACTTTAGCNTTTTCAGCCTCTTGTTGNTCTGCTATTTGTGGAATAGCTTGAGTNTTAATCTTTACTACGATTTGCTCTGCTACTTCCATTGGAAGTTTNTATAGACCTGCTACTACTAATTCTGCTTCTTTGATTTCAAGTTCCAACTTAATGGCCATGATATGCTCCTTAATTAATTAATAAATTACTTTCCTGGTTTTTTTGCTGTCTTTGCTGATTGTTTAAATGCTTCAGCCGTTGGTGCGCCTTTAGTGCCTGGCTTTCTCATAGTTTCTTTGCTGCCATGCTTAATTCTTTCTTGTTTAGCATGGATGTTTGCGTAAAGACCTGGTTTAGCTGCCATCTTCTTGCTCCTCAATAAATGCTACATCTTGCCATGACATAAGTAAGAACTTCTCACCGTTATCCATGACAGGTTGAAATTTAAGATATTCGTCTTTACCCATAACGCCAAATCTAATTCGGTCGCCTACAGATACAGGCATAATATCATATTTGCCTTCTTTTATCTTTTTACCAGGCCCAACTGCTACAACTTCGCCTGTATTGTATTCCTCATGGTATATAAAGCCAGGTATAGCTGACTTTGCTTCACGCTCAATAGGTCTTACTAAAATCTTGTCTGCAAAGGGTCTAATCATTTCTTAATCCTTTTAGGTTTGTTTTCAATTTGAATAGGCTTGGACTCTAATAGATTACTAATAATAGGTTCAGGCACTACTTCGTCTTTAGTTCTTGCTACATTAGCAAAAAGGAATTCACCGCACCATTCGCTAGGTGATTTAGTAAGTGATTGTGGGTATCTGTGACAAGCGCCAAGTTTTCCGCCTGTAATAAAGAATTTACAAGACAAACAACTATCTGTAGAATTTGATGTAGCCACTTAATAAACCTCCATTATTACTTGGTTAGAATTCCCAATCAGCCTAAGACTGGTTGGGTTTTCGTTTAATTACCTTATTTAGCGTAAGTATTTCTTTTGTGATCGTAGCAAACTTTTTCTGAGCTACCACCTTTGAATAGCTTATCAGCACCAACAGCGTCTTTCATACCCATACCAACGCCACCTTTTACTGATTCTTTTCTTTCACCTGTTTTATCAGAAGCTAGAACGCCTTTAGGCATTTTCTCACCTGATGCACCTGGTGTATATTTTTCTTTATCTTTCATACCCATGATATGTTCCTTATTTTAATCTTAAATTTAGCTAAATTTTCACNAGCTATTTAGACTCGTNAGCTTTTATTTTAGCAGAAAAATGAGCCTTGAGTAGCTTTATTTCTTCTATACCAATNTTTATTGTGTCGTTATCAGATTCGAGTGCTTCAACAGCGTGTATTCCAATTTTTCTAATAAGTCCGCTTCTGTATCGGATGAGATTACCAGATAAATGGGTGTTACAGGCCGAGCATTGTCGGTGACAGTTAAGCTCGTTAAATCGAAGGTGTCCTGCACTTCCAATGCTTCTGTAATGGCCTGCATGATATGAGAAGGCACTCTTTGACCCACAACTAATACAACCGTCATCTTGATCCCTTAACCTAATATATTTATTGAATGTTACTTGTGTATCTTTTAACCAATCGGATCGGCTCTTTAGTTTTAACTTGGCTTCTTTAACTTCTTTTTTAACGGTTTTAATTCTTTTGTCTTTAGCTAACTCTAATGCACATTCAAATCCACATACTTGTTGGAGTGGTTTGTTTGGCGTAAATTCTACCTTGCAAACCTTACACTTCTTGGGCTTGATCGGCTTCACTAAATCTTACTCCCAATTCTGCACCGTAAGCATATATTTGTTCCATGTATAAACTAAAGCCATGCTTGGTAAGTTTATTGGTTGATCCTGTTAGCACTCGTCTGCCGTCAGGCGTTTCCTCATATTTCATGTAACCTTCTTTAACTTGTTTAGGGTCAGGAAAGTCAGGCAAAAATTTTTCTTTAAAGTATTCGTGCCATATCAAAGCTGAATATTGTTTGCCATGCACCCATGCTTGTGTAGCTATATCGTTTAATGGGCCTGCCCACATCAAAGCATTAGCGCTTAATGATCTGCCCTTTTGCTCTTCACGAATAATAACTTCAAGTGGCCGTTCAATATCTATAGGTGCATTTTGTATTGCATTGATTGCTGTATCTATTTGTGTTTTTCCAACAAGACGAATAGTTTTAGCTAGGTATTCTGTTCTCATGGTGTCGTTTCTCGTAATCATTGCGACAATCTATATCGCAAAAGCGTTTAATAGAAGGTTCGTGACAATTTAGACAAGAGCCGTTTGATTCAATAGTTTTTTGATGATCTCTAATATGTTTAATAGCTTCATCTCTATCGTGTTGTTCTAAATCGCTGGCTCTGTCAAAATCATCTTGCATAATTTAAAAAGGAATGTCTGATTCCATGTCATCGAAGTTAGCTGGCGCAGGTGTTTTAGCAACTTCTTTTGCTTCTTCACGACTGCCTAACATTTGCATTTGGTCTGCAACGATTTCTGTGGTGTAACGATCCTTTCCTTCTTTGTCTTGCCATTTACGAGTTTGAAGTCTGCCTTCAATATACACAGGGCGACCTTTTTTTAAATACTCACCTGCTATCTCTGCAAGCTTTCTAAATATAACCACGTTATGCCACTCGGTCTTGTCTTGCTTATTTCCTTCTTTGTCTTTCCATGATTCAGTTGTAGCCAAACTAAAATTACAAACTGCGTCACCATTTGGTAAATGTCTTAACTCAGGGTCTTTACCAAGATTGCCTAATACGATTACTTTATTTACTGATGCCATGCTGCTCTCCTCTGTTGTGAATTGATATGACATTAGATAATATATATTTATTACCCATTTGTCTTTTTAATTCTTGAACTTTAATATTTCTTTTTTCTACAAACTCAATATCTTTTGTGGTAATAGGAAGATTAGTTCCGTAAAAGCTATTTAGTAACATATTTTTTTATAACCTCACCTGTTGATGGATGTAATTCATATATGTAGTCAATTTTTTTCTCTTTAACTCCAAATATGCGCTCAAAGTTTTCATCAAACTTTTTTTGATCGACTGATCTATACATATCGCCTTTTCCTGCTTCGTGTGCCATAACACCTCCTAAAATAACGGTTCTGCTTTAATTAAATCAAATACATTTTCTTTTGGTGCTTTTGGTAAACGTTTAATAACGTGATTGGGTTTATTTAAAACATAAAACAAAGCTTCATGTTTTGTTCTAAACTTTCGTATTGCTTCACCAAAGTCATCAATAATTAAATAATTAAACATTAATCCTCGCATTTACCATTTAAACATCTTGCGTTTGCTAATGCAGCTTCNTCAATATCTGCAATTGCATCTTTGCCAATAAAGTCATCNGCTGCAATTCTTAATCTATTGTATAGACTGCGCTCCACTTCCGTCACAGAAGTTTTCATAAGAAAGCCTCTGTCTTTTGCATGATCCGCAATAACAGAGCAAACATAATCAGAAGGCTCTACACCCCATGATTCAACTTCATTATATTTCTTCTCGTCTATTTCAACTTCAATAATTACACTAAAGCGTTTCATGTTTCACCTTTCTGATAAGTTCTAACATCGATGCTCGACCATGTTTCTTTTCATACCGTTCTAGCATTGATCTTGCGTGTGGTTTAAAGGCGCTTCGTAGCCAACGCACCCAACAACACTCGTTATTAAAATTAAAGCGGCCACGATTTTTATTGCAATACTCACAATTCATTTAACTCTTAATGCTTCCCTGGCAAACTTAACTCCAAGTTCAAATCTGTATTCACCTTTTGCTTGACGTTCTAATATTCTTTTAGCCCAAGCTTTAGGATCAGTTGGTTTCAATACTACTTTTGCCATTAATTCTTTTGCCTTTTCTTTGTTATGTTCAATCTGATACGGAGTTGGATTTCTTGGTAGCATTTTTATATATTCTTTAGGCTTGGACAATTTACATAAAGAAACTATGTCAAATATTGTTGGCATAAATTTATTTTTATCAACCCAGCTATCAAAAGCTTTGCTTACAACACTAAAATCGTATTCATCAAGTTTCATCCACCAAACTCTTAAAGTTTCACGATCAAGTTCAGGTCTTGAGTAAATAGATGTCAAACTATTAAGCATAGATTTAAATGCTTTCATTTCTTCAACTGTTTCTATCAAAACGGACTCCCTTCAATTGGTTGCTCATCTTCCCATTGGTGCGCCCTAATCCATGTTGCTGGATAGGGTATCCATTTTCCGTCATCTTTAACCCAATCTTTACTTCTCATCTGCCATTCCAATGCTTTTAAAACTAAATCGATATTTGGTTTGTTTTGTTTCCATGCTTTCCTTGCATCTTCCTTTTTTGTCTTTCGAGGAAATATATTCCAAAACTCGTTAAAGCCATCTTCAGGAATCAGTAATAGGGAATCAGGAATCAGTAAGAGGGAATCAGCACGAGTAGTTCCGATTATATCGGACTTTGTTCCGTCTATGTCAGGAATATCGCTACCAGCTTCTCTTTCATTCTTATGTGGGTTCTGATGTTTCTCAAAATTAATGATCTTAATAAAGCTTTCATTCTCTATTTTATAAACTTGAACAAACCCAGCTTTTTCAAGCCTAACAACAGTTTTTTCAATATCTATCTCATCGTAAGGTAAAAGCTGTATTTTTAATCTTTTGGGTCTGTATTCTAAACAACCCTTATAATCACATACTGTCCACAAAGCTATAAAAGCCAACCTGTCTATTGGTTCTAATTCAGCTAATTCTTCGTTTTGAAAGAATCCAGGCTTAATATTTCTAGCTCTTGCCATTTTTAGTCCTTAAATTTGCGTTTTAGGAAGATTTCAGGGTATTGAAGCTTAATTTTTGCTGGAATACCTCTACTTTTCCAAAGGTTTACTTTGATTCTGTCATGGTGAGTAAGTAACCCAAGCTTCCTAGCAAGTTTCGTGCCACCCCCATAAAACTCAATGATTTCTTTATCTGTCATAGGCATACTATAATCCTTTTTAAATTTATTATCTAAAATCATTTAACATAAATGTTTAAATAGTGCTTGCAATATAAATCTATTCGTTTAATAATGCAAGGGAAGTTTTTAAATTTATGGAGGATTCAAAAATGGAAACAATAAAAATAACCTTAGATCAAAATCAGATTGCATCAATTATGATTGCTGTAAATAATGAATTTGAAAAGGCTCGCAAGATTACAGATACAGAATTTGAAAATGAATCAACACGAATTCTGATGCAAAAGAATTTACAAAAATTTTATGAGTTAAATAAAAAATTAGGATTTGTAGCAGGCGGTTTATTAAATGGTAAAAAAACTTTTAATCTTATGGAGGCAGTATGAAAATTAAAGGCATGCTAATTATTGTTTTATCAATATATCTATATGGAGCTTTATGGCTCTATTTCTTATTACCAATCCTTTCTAAACACTTTGGAGGCTAACATGACTATTCATCAAGAATTTGCAGAAGATTTAATTGACACCGATCCATTAGAAGTTTTTAACTCAATGGACACAGATCAGATAGCTGGCACGATTCGTGCTTTATATTGGGCTAATCANCGTGGCGATATGATAAGCGTCAATATATTTGCCAAGTCATTAAGTAATGCTTTCTTTGAGAAGGCGATGGATATTACAGAAAAAAAGTTCCAAGAGGCTAATGTATATCAAGGCCCTTTTGACGAAATGTATGACATGGGTCACTCACATAGGGACTTCATATAATGATTAAATACATCCGAAATGTTATTTTTTTATATTGCAAGGGCTTTACCTTTAGAAAATCACTTCAACTAGCGAAAGGCATTAAATGACTACATATAATGAATTAAGAAAAATTAATGTTAATGAGCATACGGACAAAAAAGGATCACTAACTTACCTTTCTTGGAGTTATGCCGTTGATACATTACTTCAACACGATCCTATGGCAACATGGGAATTTCCTGAACCAAAAACTTACAACGATACTATGATGGTTTATTGCAATGTTACAGCTCTTGGCAAAACTATGAAAATGCAACTACCTGTTATGGATCATCGTAATCAAGCTATTAAAAATCCTGATTCTCGTAAAATTTCAGATAGCGCTATGAGATGTCTTGCAAAATGTATTGCTTGTTTTGGTATTGGTTTATATATTTATAGTGGGTCTGATTTGCCTGAAGAAGAGCCAGCTTCACAAAATGATATTGAAAACGTTATCAAAGAAATCAACAAAGCAGATTCCGTTGATGAATTAATGGGTATCTACAAAGAAGCTTCAACAAAGTTTGACAAGGTGTCTTTAGGAAAATTAAAGACTTATTTAACTGATCGTAAAAATGAATTGGAGGCATAGTATGAATCAGCAAGAACGTTTAACAGAGTATTTAGAAAAGCATGGCAAGATTGATCCACTAAAAGCATGGACTCAATTAGGCATTTATCGTTTAGCCGATACTGTTTTTAACTTACGCAAAAAAGGTTATGCCATAACAACCGCAAACAAAAAAGTTAAGAATAGATTTAAAGAAGTTTGTGTGGTAGCTGAATATAAGTTGGAGGCTAACAATGACTGACATTATTCAGGGCAGCAAGGAATGGCTGGAGCTTAGACGAGGTTTTGTAACAGCGTCAAAAGTTGCAGATATTATGGCTAAAACCAAAACAGGCCCAAGCGCTAGTCGGCAAAATTATTTAATTGAGTTGGCTATTCAAAGAGTCACAGGTGTTATTGAAGAAACATTTAAAAATGACGCAATGATTCGTGGGACTGAGGAAGAACCAAAAGCACGAGAAAAATACCAGCAAATTACTAAAACTTTTGTTGAGGAACTTTCTTTTGTAAAGCATAAAACAATTGAATGGTTTGGTTGTTCACCTGACGGCATTATTAGAAACAATGACGGCACATATAACCTTTTGGAAATTAAGAATCCTAACAGCGCTACGCATTGGGCTTATATTAAAGCTGGCGAACCACCAACTAAATATAAAATTCAAATGATGGCTCAAATGGCTTGCACAGGTGCTGAATGGTGCGATTTCTTTTCTTTTGATAGCCGTATGCCTGAAGGTAGTCAATATTTTATAGCTAGGTTACAACGTGACGCATCCTTTATCGATGAAATGGAAAATGAAATTAAAACATTTTTAGAAGAGGTCGCACATGAAACTAAACTCATGGAAAACCGAGTTTAAATTGATAAATGGTATAATACCTATTGGCAATAACACAGGGGGGTCATTTATGATCGACCAAGCCTTGCTATGTTTAGCGCAAACCATTTACATGGAAAGCAGTCTAGAACGCAAAGAAGCACAAATAGGAGTTGGCTATGTATTAATGAGAAGAGCCGACTTTGATCCAAAACAGGTGTGTATTGAAATGAAAAAACCTTATCAATTTACTTGGTATGGAAAAGTAAAACCACCTGAACGCAAAGAAATCAAACCTTACTTTCTTGATCTTGCATATCGCATTATGCACAAGTTAGAGCCTGACTATTCTTATGGCGCAACTAACTTTCACGATGATTCAATCACCAAACCTCAATCATGGTTCAAACTTAAAAAGACTGTTAAATGGTCACGCATGATTTTTTATAAACAGGAGGAAACAAAATATGCTCAATATTGAGTTATTTGCCAAACAGCTAAATGGATTTGATGTTCAATCCGTATTGGATTCAAAAAAACTACAACAACCAAAGCCTGACGTCATATTGGATTATTATGTCTATCGAGGCAAAAAAGGATATGCAAGTTTTATATCTGCTAACACTAAAGAAAGAAAAAGAAACTGTAATATTAAGTTAATATTTGACGGCAATAATAACTTGCTTAAAGACGTGCAATTCATTGAAGTTAAACATAAATGAAATTATTTGATATAGTAGTCAAAGTTTTAATGATTGGCGGATGCGCTGGTTTATTTATCGGCGTTTTTTTTACACTTGAATTACTATTTGGGACTCATATATGTCATTNACAAAAGAACAGTTGTTGGAGGCGGTTGAAGCTTTTAAAAAATGCAACGGAAGTGAGTCAAAAGCAGCAGAAATGTTAGGCCTTAAAAGAGCTTGTTTTCAAGGCAGAATAAGAGCAGCCAAATTAGCTGGCATGGAATCTGATGTAGAAAACGCTAAACCACAGCTCACCAATATCCCACCTGAAGTAGCCCTCAAAGATAAAATACGAACCCTTGAAGCGCAGATAGCTTCATTCAATCGTGACGTATTAAATGAGAATTATGTTAAGACTAAAATTCTTAAAATGGCTGAAAAGAAAGCTTCACCACCTAGCTGGCTATCTAAACCTAGCGCAAGTAAATCAGCGCCAGGCGTTCCTACATTGTTTGCATCGGATTGGCATTGGGGTGAGAACGTAGATCCTAACCAAGTTAATAATGTCAATTCTTATAATATGAAGATAGCTCATAAACGAGCTAAAAAAATGATTGAAGTGGCTATTGATCTATTAAACAATCACATGGTCAACCCTAAATATCCAGGCATCGTATTTGCTTTAGGCGGTGATATGGTGTCGGGTGATATCCATGAAGAGTTGATGGCCACCAATGACGCAGAGATTATGCCTGTAGTTATAGACTTGTTTGGCGTGTTGATTTGGTGCATATCCACATTGGCAGATCATTTTGGCAAAGTATTTGTGCCATGCGTAGGCGGTAACCATGGCCGTAATACTCATAAGATTAGAAACAAAGGCCGTAACTTTACTTCTTTTGATTGGCTAACCTATCAATTTTTAGCTAAACATTTTGAAACCGATAGCCGAGTGTCTTTTCATATACCTGACGGCCCTGACGCTTTATATGCTATTTACAACCATAAATACCTATTAACCCATGGCGATCAGTTTAGAGGCGGTGACGGAGTAATTGGTGCTTTAGGGCCTATTATTCGTGGTGACCATAAAAAGCGGTCTAGAAACGCCCAAATTGATATGGAATACGATACTATGATAATCGGCCACTT